AAGTATCGCCGACTGCTGTCACACCCAGGCCTGTCCTTCTTCCTCTAAGAGCTTGTGATTTTATGTTTTTCCACAAATCTTTTTCAATTTGCTTTACATTACCAGGCTCAGGATCATTTTCAATCTTATTTAAGATTTTTTCGACTTGCTCAATTTCAAGATCTATCATGTCATCCATAAGGCGTTGAGCTTTTTGAACAACAGCACCCATCTTCTCAAAATCAAACTTCGCTTTTTTTGTAAAAGGATTATCAACAAATGATTTTAGATTAATAACCATGAGTCTGCAACTATCGTAAGGAGAGAGTATAATTTCTCCGCAAGGGTTCGTAGATTTAGACCCAAATCCCTCATCTTCATATATGTCAGAAGGTGTCATATTTTTAGCGTTGTCCCAAAACAACAATCCAGGCTCTGCACATGCGTGTGCAGATTCGATTATTTCGTCCCAGAGTGAAACAGCATCAACCATCTCTGACACGTCGGGTGTGCTTGCATCAACTGGAAATCTTAGTTCAAAATCTTCTTTGTTCTTTACAGCGTTGAGAAATTCATCACTCAATCTTATAGAAATATTGGCACCTGTGACTCTTGTTAATTTTCTTTTGATTTCAACAAAGTCTCTGATTTGCGGATGATGGACTGATATTGTCAGCATTAGTGCACCTCGTCGACCTCCTTGAGCAACTTCTCGACAGGAATTAGAGTATCTGTCCATAAAGACTTCTATTCCGTCAGTAGTTCTAGCACAGTTACCTGTAGCGAGGCCCTTAGGACGTATTGACGATAAATCAAACCCAACGCCTCCTCGACGTTTGGCAATCTGAACCAACTCCTGGTCTGTCTTGAGAATCCCTCCGTAAGAATCAAATGGTGGCTCAATAACAAAACAATTTGATAATGACTGAATTTGATAAGGGTTGCCGATTCCTGACATTGGTGATCCTTGTGGCACTACGTACTTAAAATCTTTTAGCAATCCATATATTTCGTCTTCTCCCATGGGATTTTCATATTTGCTTTCTATTCTGGCGAACTCAGATGCCATACGCCTGTGCATTTCGTCAGGTGTGGCTTCGTGGATTTTACCATCTCTATCTGTTAGTGCGTACTTTGTGATGAAAACATTTGCAGCTAATTCATCATTATCGAAGTACTCTAAAGATTTACTATATGCCTCGTTGAAGTCTAATGTCATTTTTAATACCCCGATTTAATTTTTATCTGAACTTCCCATGCTTCTATTACCTCTCTCAAGCTGCTCCATTGACTTCATATAATCTGAAAAATTTACAGGCTTAAAGATATTAAAACACGGCAAGACAATTAATTGAACAGGCAGTTTTGCACCTGTTTCAATTTTGGTTTCTTTTTCCCCAATGTTTACTAAATTTACGAATACTTCGCCTGTATAACCTGGATCTATCACACCTGCCCGTGTCATCAAGCCTGTTTTTCCTATACTACTTCTGTCTTTTATTAGTCCTACACAATGCATAGGTACATTAATCCTCACCCCAGTAGGTATTGCTACGTGTTCTTCTCCGTAAGCAGTCCACTTGTGACGACTTTGTAAAATTATTTCTGGGCCCATGTTATATAAGTCTAAGCCCGCTGATTCCCCATTATATGCAGCACCGTATGTGTGGGGATCTTCGCCAATTCTCTGAAAAATTACCTGTGCAATTTCAGTGAGGCAAATTTTAATCTCTTGTTGTCCCATTTACTTCTTTCCACTTTTGTCTTAAAATATCTTTCATTTCTGAGTTTGTTTGCTGAACCGCTTCGTCGAGAGAAAGAGCAGACTCATCAAGAATATCGAATGTGCTCTTTGCTGTGTCTATGCTGAGTGGAAATACTATTCCATCTTTTCCTGCTCTATTCTTTGCAACAAAAAGGCGACCTGCATTAGTAGACTTCTCTGTAGGTTTTCTAGATAGCGATACAACAACATCCGCAACCATCGCCTTTCCGTATGCTTCAGACATGTTTTCGAGTCCGACAATATCTGACTTAGCTGAATCTCTATTGGCTTGTGATGCTGTCCAGACGGGTACGTTAAGATCCATCGCAAGATTTCTTAGCTCTTCATAAATCAACTTAAGCTCGTGCCTCAATGAGTCGTAAGACTTTGTTGATCTCATAATATCAGCGTAGTCTATAATGATAATAGATGGAACAAATCCTTTTAGCATTAATTTTTCTATATGATTTCTTATTGTTATTGCTGAGGCTGAACCTGTTGGGTATTCTTTGATTATGAGCCTGCCCAACTCCATCTTTTCATATTTTTTCAAAACTTCTTGTTTTCTATCTTGAACCTCGTTAGCAGGCATGTCACAAAGGTTTGCATCATAGCGAAGACCCACAGCATGCTCTGTTAGTTCGAATGTATAATGCAAAACATTTTTTCCAACTCTCATTGCGTTGCAGCCCATTGCGACGAGCCAGTGTGATTTTCCAACGCCAGTATTTGCAGTCACTACGCCTATCTCTCCTCGGCCGAGACCGCCTCTAAGAATTTCTTTAGCGTCGAGTTTTGCCAAACCAGTCGGGCAAGCTTGCCTGTTGATCTTTACAAACCTAGCTTCAGCATCTTCAAAAAAGTCATGCCCAGTACTTGAAGGCAAGCCTACAGAGACTGCTTTTCTCATAATAGTCAAGACAGACTCAAAATTTTCTGTTTGTATCTGCTCGACTGATTCTTCAAGCGCCTCTTTAAAAGCTTGCTTTCTACAAAAATCAAGTGTCTTATCTTTAACATAACCCAAATCAGCTGAATGAGGATTTGCTTTAATTCTATGGAGAAATGCAACTATTTGGTCTCTTAGAATAGTATCATCTTTTTGTGACAAGTCTTCTTTAATAATTGTGACCAACAAGCCCAATGTAGGAAAACACTTATACTTTGTGTAGTAAGCAAAAAATCTTTCAGAAAGATACTGAAGATAATTTACTTCAAAGAAAGATGGATTCATAATTTCTATCATTTGAGCAGCCCATTCTTTGTCTGTCATAAAAGACTGGAAAATCTTTTCTTGAAAAGATTTTCCATATCTACCAAAGTGTGGTGTTGCGTGTCCTACTGTTATAGCTTCCACTCAGTTATCCTCTTCTTAGATTTGCAATTAATGATATGTAAAAACCGTCTACATCAAAGTTTTTTATTCCAAACTTAGAAAGACTTCTTATGAGGTTTAGTTTGTTTCCTGACCTTTCCTTGCTGTCTACAGCAAAATCGATTTTTTCTATTTGTGCCGAAGAGAGATTTTGAATATCAAGATACATTAATTTCCAATTAATCTTGGGGGTTTTTTGATTTTCAACAATGCTAGTATAAATCTTCAGACTGCTATTTTCAATTAAACTTGATGCTTCGTCAATTATTTCACTCACACTCACGAAAGTGTCATCTTGCATTCTTGGAAATCGCTTAGAAAGAGACGCAAAACCTACTTTAGGTACGCCTGGAAGGCCGTCTGACGGGTCGCCTACGAAGCAACGTGCAGTACAAAAGTTTGCAACACTAATTCCAAATTTTGCTTTGACGTCTTTGTAACTTATGAATTTTTTCTGCCCAGGAGACCACTGCAATACGTTCTTTGTCAGAAGTTGATACATGTCTTTATCAGAAGAAACTATCACTGCCCGCCTATTGCCTAATTTGTATTTAACAAAATAGCCTATAATATCATCAGCTTCACACCCGTCTACATAGACTTGATTAATTGGACAATTTTTTAGCAGGCTAATTATTTGTGCTATTTGATTGTCTCTATTCTCAACTGTATCGGGTATTTCACCACTGTAATATCTATTAAGCTTTTGAGGACGTTTACCCTGTTTATAGTCAGGAAAAATTGCTCTTCTTCTGACAGACCCTCCTCCTTCCCAAGCAACTAGTATCTCCGAGGGACCTATTCTATCTGATAGGTGTTTTAGGGACTTTAAAAATCCTACTACACCGCCAATATGATCACCTGATTCGCTCATAGTTGGATTTACTACAAAATGTCTCATGAACAAATTAAGACCATCAACTACAAGAACCGGCCTATTTGACATTAAGCCTCCGGATCAATTACAACGTTTTCAATTTCTAAAGAAGCTGCTCTAACTTCTTCGTAAGACTCACTGTCAAAATCTTCACTTTCTGGCGTAGACATAATTCTAACCATTGCGCTTTCTAGTAAGGCATCACAATATCCAGAGTATTCTGGATCCTCTAAGACTTTGTCGAAGTCAGCCTTGTAGAATTTCTTTTCGAGCATAATTTCGCCTGTTTCTGTGTCAGTGACAGACAAAGTTTTCCAAGATCCTGATCCTGAGACGCCTATTAGTTTTCCATCTACTTCTTCCGGACCATTCTTCCGCAAAAGATCAAAGACTTGTTCGTGTTCCTTAATACCTTTGCCAAAGTGAATTTCAAAGTTAACTGTCCTAAAAGGGGGAGCAACTTTGTTCTTAATGGTCTTAGCAGAGACATGAATACCGACCACTTCTTTGTCTTTGTTTTCGATTCGCTGGCCGGCTCCCAATTTGATTCGTACAGATGAGTGAAAAGGGATTGCCTTACCCCCGGGTGTAGTAGTAGGATCTCCATACATAACTCCAACTTTGGTCCTAATCTGGTTCAAGCAGATAAATAGGACGTTCTGGTTCGCAATGACCCCAGTAATTTTGCGCATACCTTTTGAAATTGCTCGTGCCTGTAGCCCGATTGACTCTTTATCATAGTCTCCGATAAGCTCAGCTTTGGGAGAAGAGGCTGCAACTGAGTCCCATATTATGGTTATCGGGACATCTTTATCCATTGCTTTTGCCTTAAGAATCGTAGCTTCAGCAATTGAAAGAACTTCTTCAGTACAGTGAGTATCTACGTAGACAAACCGCTTTGTAATGTCAACGCCAAGAAGTGATAAGTTTTCAACTGAAGTTGCGTTTTCAGTGTCAATATATACTACTATCCCACCCATCTCTTGTGTGGATCTTGCTACTTGAATTGCAATATGAGACTTTCCAATTGAAGGAGGACCAAAAATCTCAACTATTCGACCCTCAGGCAGGCCGCCATTTCGCCTGTTTGCTATAATATAGTCAAGTAATCTTGACCCGGTCTTAATCCAACGATTGACATGCGTTGGAGATGTGTCATATGCAAGGTTATAAGCAACCTTAGCACCGTGCTCTTTGTTTAGAGACTTTATCAAGTCGTTAGTGAAGTCGTTCTCGACATCTTTCTTTGGCATATTCTTGCTCCTGTAGCGTAAATGTATGAAATACACATCATGTGTACAGCATTAAGTTAATAAAAAAGGCGGCCGAAGCCGCCTTATTATTTCTTAGATGTCTTCTAAATCTGCGAAGGCTTCATCAAGACTCTTGTACTTTTTCGAATTGTCGCTAGAGGCTTCAGTGGCCGCTGCAGTCATAGTATTGGAAGAAAAAGAATCAGTTGAAGATCCGCCGCGGGTTGAAAAATCATCGGAATCAGACGAGCCGTCTTCACCGGACAGCCAGTCATTCACAATCTTCTCAAGCTCTTCGTATGACTTGAGTGTGTACATATCATCCAGCGAAGGAATTGAATTAATCCAGCCAGTGGCTGTCTCAGTATTTTCAGACAAAACACTGCTTCGTCCTCGAGGACGAACATCTGTAGAGGCCCACATTCTACCAGGGGCTTTAGTGCAAACAACTTTAACGTCGCGGCCATCTGTAGGGTCTGTGATATCACCATAATCTTCATCAAGCATGATGTTCAGAAGAGTTTGATACACTGTCTTCCCAAAAGCCCAAACCCGGATTCCCTTGTCTTCTTCGCCGCGGACGAGCACGGGTGCGTAGACTCTCATCTTAGGATAGAGCTTCTTTGCAAGATCGTATGATTCCTTAGAGGCATCTTCTCTAAGCTTGTTGATCAACTCTTGGATAGGGTCAGGCTTACCAAACTGATACGGTGCCAGCAGCCCTGGGTTATTACCGATGTTATAATAGAACCATCGCTCTTGAAATGGTTGTCCATCATTGTCTGGAAAAGACAAGAGTCTAACTGTTGCCTCTTCTCCTTCTTGTGGACGCCACATAGTGTTTCTCTTAGATGTAGCGCCAGAAAGCTTGTTAAGTTTTGCGCGGATTGCGTCTAAATCAAGTGCCATTTTTTACTCCTTAATGATTAAATGTGCAAATGTTTTTGTGCTTCAATAATGTAAATTTTTAGCATCAAATGTTCAAATAAATTCTAGTCTTCTGTGTTTTTTTGAAGTACTATAAGACTAGAAAAAGGTACTTCACACATCTCTTTGCCGCTCATGAGTGTTGCCACTTCAGGTGAGCCGAGCTTATAATTAATTTTATACAAAATGCCTGTAATGTTTCTATCATTTTCTTCTTTATAACGATCTCTTACGTGTGATATCACAAGGTCGCCTAAAGATGGCATTAAAATTCTACTAGACGTGAGATCGTCAGGTTTTAAAAAAAGTTTCTGGCAAATTGACTTAGAAACTGTGTGCGTTTTCTTTTGTGAAGAATACGTGGGTTTTTCTACTTCTTCAACAATTAAGTCTTCTTGACCTACAACAAGGACATAACAAAGCGAAACGACACCTGCATTTTTTCCGTCTTTTCCTATTTCGCCACCAAACACAGCGATCAAGTCGTCAGCTTCAAAGTCACGACTTGGTGAGCTATCCATTTCTTGAATTCTTCTTAGCGACTTTTGATGAGGGAAAGCTCATTTTCGAGCGACCAGGATAACTAGCTGTTGCTCCAAGTGGAACAGAGACACCAGCAACTCCTCCAGAAGATATCTCTTTCTCTGAACGGCCTTCAGTTTCATCAGGTTCTGTGAGTAACTCTTCGTCTTCTCTTTTCTTCTCAGACTTTTTTGATCTTTCTTCTTCTAATAAAACTTTTATAAACTGTCGTAGCGGGTGCATAGTCTTAAGTATTATCTAAGCAGCACATGATCTCGCATATTGTATTATAGATGAAAGCACATTATTGTCTGCACCGTAGTAACGTGATTCTTCGTGGTGCATACCTTGTGATAACAAAACAGCAGTCCACTCATCTTTTGTTAAATTAATTTTAAAGTGTTGAAGTATGAACAGAGTCCTATGTCCTATGTTCATTCTCTTGCAACTTTCATTAAACTTGTAGGTTTGACCTAACTTTTCTATATGCCAATCAGAATCTTGTTCAACATACATAGAATTGTCAATATCTCCTACTTTTCCTAACTCATGAACTAAGCTTACTCTTATAGCTGATTTTACGAGGTCATGTTCTTCTGCTAAGACTTTTGCTTTTTGTGCAACTCTCAAAGAGAATTCAATCATCTTGCCAGGAGCACCGCCTTCAGACTCAATATGTGATAAAGGACATAACGCAATTCTATCGCCTAATGTCTCAAACATCTCGTCAATAGTGTCAGGATCAAAGACCCTTTTAAGCAGACTGTAATACTTTTCATAACGTTCTAAAATTAAATCATTTTCCATGCTTAAATGGTATATGAATTACTTTGATTGTTCAAATTACATTACGTAAACTGCGATATCTGCTGAGCCTGATTGACCGAACTGTAATCCACCCTCAAGGTTGAGAATTCCTGCATTGACTGCAGCTGTGAGAGTATGGGCCAAAAATCTTACACCGTTTTTTCTGTCAAGCTGTGACATTTTTATAGAAATTAGTTTTTGTGGCTCTGTCTTACCTTTAACAGTATCAGTTATTGATTTTGCACCTGAATATGCCTGTGACATGAGAGGGTTCGTGTGAATTGCTAAATTTATTATTTCTAACGCTTGATCCAGGTCTGAGCCACTGGCCTGGCGTCTAATTCCCAGATCTTTCAAAAGAGATTCTGGATCTTTTGATGCTCGAGCTCCGGCTTCAGCAACGAATTTTTTTGACCTGCCTCCGGAACCGAATGCACCTTTTGTACTGATAACACCCTTGTTGCTTCCACGCTGAGGTGCAGCAGGTGTTTCTTCTGATTCTTCTTTTAGTAAGCTAAGAATTGAAGTTCTTATTGCTTTTTTAAGTCTTTTTTCCATAGATCTAACTATTAGAAAGATGATGCTTTTGCATCAAAATTCCAACTACCTATCTTGAGTGTTATTACTTTTTGATCAAGCAATCTCTTAGAAAGCTCTTCTGTACAATCTACTATGATTGCGTCATGTATGATGTAAAGCGGTACAGCTTGATGATAATTTTCCTTGTACCACTCAGAAAAAGCTAAAATAGAAATTTCTGCTGCTGAACTCTGCAAGAAATAACTTATCAGCAATCTTTGATCTTTATCGGGTAGCTTTATAGGCCGGCCAAGTACATTTCTTAGGCCTCCGCTGCTCTGCATGCTTTTTAAAACTTTTTCTAACTCATAAACATTAAAAAACTGTTTTGTCTCTCTTATAACAGACCTTGGATTCATGGTACTGGGAAGTGTCTTTTTTAAATTAGCTTCTGACTGACCGTATAGCGCGCACAAAGTTATTAACTTTGCTTGGTCTCTAGAGACTTTGCCTTCCAAGATTCTATTAGATAGATGATCATAAACGTCTATTACGCTTGAATCACCTACCATGTGCAGCGCAATTTTTGGTTCTGCAGATATCAAATCTATTTGTATTACTTTTCCGTTTGCGTATCTACTTTTAAATGATTTTCTAGCTGCACTGGGCAGAGTCAAGACCTGTGGGCCGGATGTTACGACTAATCGACCAGTTCTAGACCCAAGCATTCCATACTCTGTCTTTCTAGCTTTTCCATCTTTACCAGGCATTAGCTCCATGATTCTTTGCTTTGTTGCAGCGTGCTCTGTACTGTCGATGACTTCTTGCAATTTCTTAATGTCTATAATGGGTGGAGATAGCTCTCTAAGGAATCTTTTTATCTCTAAATAGGAAACAAGGTATTCTTCGTTTTCCTTGCAACAGAGAACATTCTGCACTGCTTCTGTTATTTCCTGAAAGTGGCCTCTGACTGTTTGAGGAGGCATTGCATGAATAAGCTCTTTCTCAGTAATCCCTAGAGTTCTTTGCATGCTGCTGTATTTTTCTGGGAAAAGAGAAAAAGACTTTCCAAAAAGCTTTAAAAACCCTAAGCACTCATCGTCGTTCTCTTTTTGCGACAGTATTATTGAAGATGCTGACTCTGTTTTTACTTTGCTTATCTTTACTAAGTCAGATCCGGGAGAGTGAAAAAATAAGTCCATGTACAAGTAAAACAGTTTTTACGAAAAAGTACAGCCTAACTTATAAGTTTCTAGCAAAAGCTGCTAATATGTCTTCCAGCATTGCATCAATAGGAAGATCGCGGTTTGTTTCTGTGAGCTTTGACATCGACATGCTCGACTTAAAAGAGCCTGGCTCTAGTGAGTGCTCAATTTCATTAATGACGTATAGGCCGTCGACGTCTGTGTTTGTCCCTAAATTTAAGTAGTATTGCTGAGAGTGGTTCAAAAAAGGGCACCCTAGGGTTTCCATTTCCACTTGCACTGGGAACGCACTGTAATTTACTGTAGGTGACTTGCCCTTCTTTCTATCAGCTTGATCATCAGGATTTCCTGATCCGAATTTTTCAAGCATTCTAAGGTTTTTAGTTTCTGGAGAGGTAATTGTTTGAACTTGTACCCTTTCAACAGCTGTGTTTGCAGAACCATAAATAATAGTTGGCATTATCTGGGTCATTAGATTGTTTATCTTTTGCAAGTCTGGTGTTATAACAAGGTGGTTTTTCGCTACATTGTCTGCTTTTGTTGCATCTAGACTAGACACAGACGCTAATTTACTAGGCTCGATAGCATCAAGCAGCCCGAGCGATTTAAACTGCTCGATCGTCTTATTATAAAAGTCTCCGTGATTTGAAGCGTATGAATAAGAACCGGCTGCGCCAAGAGCCGCTCGGTCTTGAGACGGGTTTCTTCTGCCTGGTTGAAAGACCATCCCATTTAGACCTCTAAACATATCTCCAAACAAGCGTTGTCCGCCATCTTGACAAGCAGCGTCGTAGACATGAATTTTAAGAATCGGTGGGCCGGTTTTTC